GCATTTCCCGCCCGTGCAGGCACGGTAGAACTCTGCGGCCAGGGTGGCGACGAACCTGCCCACCCCCGGCGGCACGGGAACACCCCGCTCATAGGTGACCGTCCACGTGCCCGATTCGCCGGCGGGCCGCGACAAGTTCTGGGACGGCCACACCCCCGCCACCCGGTACAGCACATCCCCCTCCACGGTGTAGTCGGAGGGGTCCAGCGGGACACCCGCCACTGTGACCTCAATGATGTCGATGACCGGGCCGGGGAGGTGCACCATTCCCGGGCCGCTGCTGCAGCAGCCGCCGGCGCATCCGCAGCCGACCGGCCACCGCTTGTCTTCCAGCGAATACACCTCGTAGCGGGACTCCCACCCCCCGGTGCGCGGCGGGCACGGGCGCACCGTCTCCTCGCACACACCGTACTGGCGTCCCGACAACGCCCACAGCACCGACTGGGCGATACCGACAGCGTCGTCCAACACCAGCGCCGCCTGGTCGTCGCCCGACTCAACAGCCGGTAGGCATCCCTCGTCTACAGGCCAGTCGCACGGCATCGTCATGGCTGCCACCGTAACCCTTCACGGTGCCTCCTGCTGTTACAGCGACGGCGCAGGCTGATCCGGTGCCACATCGGCTGCCGGTGCGTTACCGGGACCGCCGAAATAATAGTCGGGGGACTGGAAGATCGAGGCAACCTCCAACGGTTGCGGCTCGTGCCCGGTGGTCGGCTCCGGTGGGCTGATCACCGTGCGGAAGAACGTGTAATGGCTGTCGTCGTTGACAGGGGCCAGCAACCGGCCCTCCGTGTTCGACCCGTCGATTGCCGCCACATTCCACGGGCCGCGACCCCACTGCGGCATCGGGATGGTGATCCCCGACAAGGTGAGGGTCGCGACGTTCGCGTTGACGTTCACCTCACCGACCGTCCACTCCGTCGCACCGAACAGCAAATACCCGTACCGCAGACCGCTGCCGGGGGTGGAGAACACCGTGTCGTCGTCGGGGATCGGGCAGTCCTCCTCCGCGCGGCCACCGGTCCAAATTTCCACCGCCACCCCGTACTCGTCGTCCACCGCTTTCTGATCCCGATACCCGACCGGTTTGTCGGCGTAGTCCAAAACCTGCTCCCACCCGTTGAACATGGTGATCAGGCCGGTGTTCACCTGGCACAACTCCAAATCGACGCGGTAATGCTTCCGTTCCGGCGGGGTGCGGTCCATGACGCACACCCGGCCCTCCGCGTTGAGCTGCTCCAACTCCTTCGCCTCGTTCATCACCGGGGTCAGCTTCACGCTGACATATCCGTCGGTGACGAGGAAGTTAGCTGCCCCGGCGACGGGGAGGCCGCAGTTCGTGATCTTGGTGGCGCGGGCGCGCACACCTTTGACGATGGGAAACACGGCCATGACGGCGGTCCTCCTGGCTAGTTCGGTTCTGGTGCAACTGCTGACCGCAACCCTAGGGTTGCGGGGTGCAACCGCAGGAGGCCGCGGAAACCAGTGCGGTGCCCGCTAGCCGCGGCCCGGTTTCTCCCACGGCGACGGATCGGGGAACAAGGCACCCACCTGGCGCGAAAACTGGCGCCACACCGCACCCGACGTGGACAGGAACGGTTTCGGGAGGGCTGTCGGGCGGAACACTTTCGAGTCCGCTGACCGTTCCGCCGACGCCGCCGCATGCAGATTCCCGTACAGGGAGCGCCACTGCGGAGGATTGGTGGGGGTGACCGCCGCGAACCGCTCCAATGTTTCCGCCATCAGCCCCTTCTTGCAGGGCAGCGGAACATGCAGCTCATACGACAGCGGATCGGTGACACCGACAGCCTGCAAACACACCGATGTAGTGGTCAGCGACTCCCTCCACCACGTGTTCCCCCCCGACCGGAGCCGGGGCAGGGCGAGATGCTCAGCCAGCGTTGACCGGTACAGTGTCCTGATCTCGGTGACCGGCTCCGTCACAAAAAAGTCGTCGTTGAACACCACCACGTCGTCTCCGACGCCCCGGTGCCGCATCGCCGCCAGAATGTTCCGGTACACGTTCGCGTGACCGTTCGGGCCGGTGTTCCCCGGAATGTGGTCGACGTCGCGCAGCCACCGCGGGAGATGCCCGACAATCCACACCTGCCGGACGCCGGGAACATTGCGCAGCGACCGCAACGAGTACCGCAACTCCTCGTTCACGTCACCCGGACGGACCGGATACACCACGTCCATCAGAGTGCGGCGGTGATCGCGGCCAGCACTTCCTGCTTCGTCCGCATTTTCCCCGCATCCGCAACACCCAGCCGCGCCGCGAACGTGTTGAGATCGGGCCGGTTCCACGACATATCCGGGCCAGCCGGCAGCGCCCCGTCGGGCGGCTCGTCGATGAACCCGGCGCGGCGGGCCACCCGCAACGGCACACGGTAGCCGATTTCCGGGTACGTCACCTTCACCACCAGGTGCGGGTCTTCGGCGGCGTCGAGCAGCCGGCCCGCCCCGGCTCCCCGCCGCAGCGCACGGTTGGTGAACACCACCGTCGCGGTGCCGTCCTCAACGCTGACCTCCACACCGGTCGGCATGGCCACCCCCCTTGTCAGGACTGCGTCATGCTGGCCGCACCCAGCGCCGTCTCATAGCCGACCACCAGGGACCGCTCCACGATCACATAGTGACGGTTCCAGTCCGCCTTGACGACTTCGCGTGGCACCGCCGGGCCGCGCCACCCGAACAGCGGTGACGTCGCGACCAGGGTGTCCCCCAACCCGGTCATGTAGCCGCCCCCGAACACCCACTGATGCCCCAGCGGCGACACCCAACGAGACCCCGACTGTTTCGCCAAATCGTTCTTCACCGCGTACGCGGCGAGTTTCGCCGAGGCGTGGATGACACCGACCGTCGACGTCGCCGCGAACAGCCCTTCGATCTCCGACACCGCGTGAACGATGTCCGACGCCGGGAACACAGTCCCGGCGTCGGTGAGGAGCCGATCCACCAGGAACGCCTCGACCGCGGTCTGTTCCTGCAGTCTGTGGGTCTGCAGGGCGCGTTGCAGCGTCTCAGCCTGCGCGGACGCGGTCAGGGCGCAGTAGTCGGCAGCCCACGACGTGAAATGCTGGAACGTGTCCGGGTCCGCGGGCCGCGCACCCGGTGTCTTCACATCCTCGGCTTCCAAATCCCCGTCCAGGGCGAACGGATCAGCCTGCCACACCCCGAACGAGGGGCCACCACCGTAGTTGAGCACCCGCACATCGACGCCGCCACCCAACCAGCGCAGCGGACCGGCTTCTTCCACCCATGTCACAGCCCCGAACACACCGTTCGGGGCTGGGTTGACCAGCGGGGCGTCGAACACCACCGGCGGGAACGCTGCCGTCATCTCTATGACCTCTCTACGCGGTACTCACCGATAGATGACCGGGGGCGCCGATACATGGGGGTAGATCGGCGCCCCCAGTCATGCCCTAAATCGAGCCGGTGTCGCAGGTGATCTCCTTGCGGGCACCGACCGAACCGGTCACGCACAGCGGCAACTCCACAATGATCGACGCGTTGCACCGCTTCCCCACCTGGAACGAGTCCTCGGTGAAGATATGCGTGTACTGGTTCAGTTGCAACTGCTCGAGCGGGTACTGCACACCGAGGGTGATGACGTTCGCCAACTGCCGGAACCAGGTACCCGCCGGGTACAGGAGTACCTGTGCGGTGGCCGGCCATTCCTGCAGGGTCAGGTCACCGGGCTGATCCGAGCCGCCTGTCTGCCAATCCCGCACATACTGCAGGTACACGTTGCGGACCGCGAACCAGGAGTCGATTTCCGCGTCGGAGACCGACAGCATGTCCTTGCCGTCGCGCAGCGCGAGGTCGGCGCGGAACACCTCCCGCATCCAGACCGGGGCGACACCCTCGATCACCGCGGAGTCGGACAGCGCCGAATTGATCCGCAGGTTCACCGCGTTGATCGCAATCGCGTTCAACGACGCCGACGTGGCACCGAGAACAGTGCCGGGAACCAGTTTCGGGGTGCCCGACCCGGCGACCATCTTCGCCACCGACAGGCGGGACACCCGATGCTGGTGCGCCACCTGAATTTGCTGCAGTGCGTTCTCGATGGCTTCCGGCCACGCCTGCCGTTGCAGGATACCCGCCTTCGCGGCCCAGCCGATGGCCTCCAGCCGCCACTCCAACCAGTCCTCGGGGCAGGGCAGTTCGATGATCGGCTTCACCGCGGTCGGGTCGCCGCCGGAATCGACGGCCTCCAGCTCGGTTTCGGTGTAATGCCACAGGTCGGTGAGGAGGGCGGAAATGTCCGGGGACACCGGCACCCGCACACCGCCGCGGGACATGTCGAACGGGAAGTCGGGGAGGCTGATCAAACCGCTGGCGGGTGGCACGTCGCAGAACGTGTACACCGTTTGCGAGGGGGAGCACCAGCCGCCCGCGGCGACCAAACCTTCAGCGGTCGCCGCGCCGTGGCCGGGGATCTCCTTGCCGAGTTTCTGCAGATACTCGTAGATCACGGCCTCGTTGGTGGCTTCCAGGGTGACCTGCGGGCGGGAGATCGACGCGATGGCCTGCTTGGCGAGGCCGCGGCCGGCGGAACCGGTCTGCTGGATGCCCTGCCCCGACCCCGGATCGACCGACGCGATGGACATGGCGATGTCGCGCAGCGTTGCGCCCTTGCCTTTGTGCTGGGCGAAGTTCGGCGCGGACGGCAGCAGGTTCCACGGGCGTTCGGTGGTGTCGTTGTCGGGGTTCGGCACCTCCGACTTCGTGGTCGCCGCGAACGACACCGGGGTGATGGCGGCGGCGACGGGGACCGGCTGCACGGCGGCGGGGATGTCCGGCTCGAGGGGCGCCGGCTCCTCGAGCGGTGCATCCTCGGTTTCCTCGGGGGTTTCCTCGGTTTCCGGTTTCGTGGCGGTCCGCTCGATCAGCGTGGACAGCCGCGCCGGATCAACCTCGACCGGATCGGCGGCGCTGCTCGCCGCCGTGATCTCGTCGTACGCGTCGGCCAGGAACTCGAACCGCTCCACATCCTCCTGGGTGAACTCGTCGCCGGCTTTAAACCGGGCCTGAAAGACAGCGATCTCGGCTGCAGCCTGCTCGGCAAGACCGTCAAGCTCAGCGCGGTCGGTCGGCAGAACATCTGGCTTGGTGAACTTCACGGCACTTGCTCCTCAACGGTCGGCATATCGGTCAGGGTCACTCCCGGTACGGCACCGGCACAAGATCGCCTTACAGGGCAAAACCTAGGTGCAGGGGGTGCAACCCGGTCACCGGAACTTCGTGGTGATCACACCGCCACCGGCAGCCGACATCGCCGCACGCGCCTCCGCGCGGGTCGAAAACATTTCCGGGGCACGCCCCAACACCTTAGGGAACGTCACCTCGAAACCGGCGATCACCTTGTTCGATGCTGTCCTCCCGCCGGCGCGGCCACGACAGTTGCACACCGTTTCACGCTCCCCGCGCCGACAACAGTTCCGCCATCCGGCCCGTCGGCGACAACGGTTCACCCACCGTTTCGACGGTGCGGGTGAACACCTGCCCGAGACGTTCCGCCAACACCCGGCCCGTCTCCACCTCGACGGCACGGGCATCCCTCTCATCGAGCACCTGACCAAGCGCCGCCTTCACCACATCCAACGACCACCTCGGCTGGTCATCAACCTGGCCGAGCGATGCGACCATCGCCAGCGGTGCGCCGTCGGCGTCCGTCTCCACCGTGCACAGGAACCCAGGGGTGTTCACCGACAGGATCGCGACCAGCTCCAGGGCGCGGCCGGGACCGATGGGTCGCCAGTCACCGGACACCGGGGACGCCAACCCCATCTGCACCTTCTCCGGGGACGCCCACGGTGCTGCGACACCGGAGAAGAACAACCCCAGCCGGTGCTCCGACACCCGGCCGATAGCCCAGCACGAGTCCACATTGTCGTAGTGGGCTTGCGCCGCCGCCGCCGACACCCCGCGGGTGGGGGCGTGCCCGATACCGACCGTCAACCTGCCGACAGGCAGCATGGTGCCGTCGGCCAGTTGCACGGCGGGGGAGGTGTGGAAATGCTCATACCCGGTGTGGGAG